AGAATCCATCCACGCGTTCCTGGATGTAGGCCCTTGCCTCGTCAGTCAGGGCCTCGAATACATTGGCCTCGGTTTTGTACTTGCCCGCCGAGATCAAAGTCATCTTGACGCCCTCTTTTTCATAGAATGCACTCAAGTCCTGGTGCGCGGCCCAGACCCCGATGCTACCCAACTCTGCCGAGGGCGAGGCCCACAGTTCCGTCGCAGCCGATCCGATCCAATAGGCGGCGCTGGCCGCCAGCGTGTTCGCGATCGCCACCACCGGCTTGATCCCACGCGCCCGGACGATCTCCGCCGCTAACTCCGGCACCCCATCCACGGCCCCGCCGGGCGAGTCCACATCCAGCACGATCGCCCCCACCTCGCTGTCGGCCAGCACCTGGCGGAGTGCCTGCGCAAACCTCTGTATTGAGGTGCCCCCGCTGGATTCCACTATCATGTCCGCCCGGTGCGCGATGGTGCCATACAGCGGTAGCACGGCGACCGTTCCGAGCCGCTGTTGCTGTGGCGTGCGGGCGGCCCCGATCCGTTCGCGTATCTGCTCGTCGGACAACCTCTCTCCAGCCGCCCGCAGACGCAACACGTCACAGATCACCGCCAACTTTTCGGGTAAAATTGCCCACGGTGTATTGAGCACCCAACGCGTAATCAGTTCATACATGATTTCTCTCCCCCATCGTCATTCCCGTGCAGCCTGTCCTCGCGAAGGCGGGGAACGGCAATCCATCATCGACAATTGCCGATTGATGATTGCCGACAGCGTGCCCTTTGGGTATTGCGAATTACGAAATCCCAACTGCCGGCAATGCGGATCCCGACGAAACCCGTCTTCAATCCGCAATCAACAATCCGCAATCCGCAATCCCCCCGTCCCCCCGTCATTCCCGTGCAGACGGCAATCCAGCATCCGCCAGCCGCATCAATTGCCCGATGGCGTTCGCTGTCCAATTGGCTTCCGAAAGTTGCCCCGGCCCCTCCGTGATCAGTGTCAGCACCCGCTGCGCGACATATTCCTGCGCTGCGTCCGGGCTGATCCGCATCGTCTGCGCCACAAACTGGGCAAAATGCTCATAGAAATGATCAACGGCGGCCTCCCATGCGTTCAGCGCCTCTACCTCGTCCGCAATCTCGGAGCGGATCCGTTGCGCCGCCTTGCCGAGTGCCACCGTTTCCTTGCGGGCCACTCGCCCGGCCGCCTCTTCGAGCAGCTCCCGGTAGTGCGCCTGATTCTCGTCCCCGGGGTTCGCTGGCGGAGGTGCAAGCGGCGAGCTGGAGGCCGTCGCATCCCCTACGTTCAATGGCCGATCATAGCCATCCAGACCCGGCACCGCGTTGTAATTGTTCAGCCGGCGCACCTCGTTGCGGCTGAGCCAGCCGCCCTTGATGGCGAGGTCCTGCGCTCGGGTCTTGGTATCGATGTCGGCCACTACCAGGGCGTCCCAGAGAAATTCGGCATAGTACGTCTGGGGCGCCATGATCAGGTCTCTGCTCACCGCCCCCTCCCAGAGCTTGCCCCAGGGCAGGAGGGTGAATGTCTTCATTGCCAGAAGCATCTGCTCGATGCCGGTGCCCCAGGAGGTGCTTTTCGATCCTTCCTGCAGCAGCGTCAGGTCCACGCCGAACCAGCGCGCGATATCGGCCACCTGGAAGGCCCGCGTCTCAAGCAGTTGGGAATCCTCCGCATTGATCCCGACCGGCTGATATTTGATGTCCTCGGCCAATACCCCAATGCGATGTGCATTGCTCAGCCCCGACATATCCTCTTCCCATTCCGCTCGGATCTTACGCCGCCCGGCTTTGTCTACCCGACCGGGATGGATCAGGAGCCCCGCAGGCGTAGCGTTTTGGCTGAAGAAGAGCGCGGCGTGCGCCTCCGTGGCTTGCGCCAGGCCCATGCTCTCGCGCGCGTATTCGATCACCGAGACGCCCCAGAAACCATCCAGCGTCAGGCCGCAGAGGTGGAATATCTCGTCGGGCCAATGATTCTCGATCCGATTATTGTCATTGAGAATCGGATACCGCAGGCGCCCATCGATCATCTCAGGGGGCCGATATCGGTTCGGGTGAATTGGCTCCAGCGAGTCTACCAAACCGCGCGCTCCGGGCCGGATGAACGCCAGGCCGTTGCCGCGCAGTAGTGCCCATGTCGTCATCAGGCGTTTGAACTCGAATGCCGTCTGCCATTCGTTCGGCGCATCATGCAGTAGTCCATAAATCGGATGGTTCGCCGCCCGCTGGCGTCCGCCATCCTCCAGACGCCGATACGTGATCAGTGGCGTCGATGCCAATGATGATGAGATCAGCCGCACGCAGGCCCAGACCGTCGATAGCCGTAGCGCCGTCTCCGTCGTCACTCGCATACCGGTCAAGGAGCGTGGCTGATAATCGGACCAGAACCGCTCATCATCCTGGCTCAGCGTCTGATACCTGCCCCCGAGTTTACTCAGTAGCCCCATCATCATTGTCCTTGTGCATACTGATCATCTCTGCTAGGGTCGCCAGCAGTAGTAGCAACGCCCCTACCACGATCAAAGCCGCCGGCACACTGAGCAGCGCCACTCCCGCCCCGATCAGCAACAGGCCCAGGGCCTGCACCACCATCGTCGGATCCATCCATTGCCTCATGCCGGTTTCTCGACCTCATCATACACGCTGCGCTTGCCGCCCAATATCGGGCCGATCGGCTCGTCATTCTCGCTGTCATAGACGCTGCGCTGCCCAATCCCCGCCGCCAATGCGTCACAGCGCGCCTCCCACGAGAGGGCCCCAGCCATCGCGGCGTCGATTTTGTGGGGCGAGTCCGGGCGCTCTTTGTACATCGTCCATAGCGGCACGCCGGCCTCGTCGCGCAGCGTCAGCATCCGCCGGCAGGCATTCCCGATATGGCGCTGGAAAGCCGGATGCCCGTCATGGCTCAGCTCGCCCGTGGCCATCGCATTGGCGTAGCTCTTGATCGCGTAAGCCATCGCTTTCGTGCGATTGGTCCACCACTCCAGCACCCGCTCGGCGCCATAGAGGCCGGCCCACTTGGCCACCGTGCTCTCCCAGTAGGGCGGATCGGCATACAGGCGCCACACATCCCAGCGCCGGAAGGCATCCGCCACCGCCGCCTCGACCTCGGCTTCAGGCACTTCCCAATTGTCGATGCCGTGCGGGTGCTCCCACAGGCCCAGCAGCCACTGATAGCCGCTCAGCACCGCCGTCGCCACGAGCGCCGTCGCATCGTTGAAACGTGAGCCGTCGAAACCCAGCGTGATCAGTTCCCCTTCGGGCACCTCGGTATCCGGCGCGGCCAGTTCCCTCCAGCGTTCGGCGTCAAAGGCCCGTTCGGACGAGCGCACTACCCGATTCAGCCACACCCGTTCCAAGTAGGTCCGGTCCGCAGTCGGGTCATTCCACTGGTCGCAGATGCCGTCTATGTCGCTCCACTCGGCCACCGACCCCGATGCCTCGATCACTGCCGCCCGGATGCCGGCCTCGGTCGAGAGATCGTGCCCGTCGCTGGCCTGGCGGTGGAAAAAGAACAGCCGGCTGTCGGCGATCTTGCCATCCGCTACCTGGCGGGCGTAGTCCATCGTATCCTCGGCCACGCTGCCCTCGCCGGGCGCCGGCGCAGTCGTAATCTCCAGGCTCCAGGCATCCGACAGCCGGCGCTTCGGAATGTTGGCCAGCATCGTGCGATGCGCTTGTTTGAGCCGGGGCAGCGTCCAGCGATGCGTCTCATCGGCGACCTGGAACGTGGTTCGCGCGCCATCCCGCGCATCCGGCGAAGAGGCCAACGACACCGCCTTGCCGTCGCCGCCTTTGCGCATGATGCGCTCCAGCCCGATGTCGAAGTCACTCGCCAGGGGCGACTCCCCCAGGATCACGCGCAGCGCACCGTACACCAGTTCGTCGGATTGCTCCTCCGTGTACGCCACGCATGGGATATACGGATCCGTGATGCCCATTCCCACCGGCTGGCCGTAGGCGTCAAACCCATCGCAGCGCACCGGCCCCTCGGGATGCAGCTCCACCGCCGCCAGCCACGCCGCAAACTCAGTCTTCGCGGACCCCTTACGCAGCGAGATCGCCACCCGCTTGAAACGGCGCCGTCCAGCCTGCGGGTGATCCTGCGGGAACACCTCGTAGGCGCGATAGACGAGCGCCCGCTTTTCAGGGTCCAACGTAGCCGGCTGCCCGCGCAGATCGCCCGGTCCGAAGACCAGATACTCCTCGATGAACGCGCAGATCTGCGGCCCCAAGGTCGGCCAGGGCTCCACCTCCAGCGCCGGCACAGTCAGCACGCTCATCCCGTCCCCTCCCAGAGAAATGATGCTTCAATGGTCTTCATTGTCTGAAGTTTTTTGAGCGCATTGTCCCGCACAGCCATGTAAGGATTCATCATCGGCGCGCCTGTCCGTGGATGCGTAACCACTACGCCGTTCATGGCGATATTGGCGCTGGCCTCCTGGTATTCCAGGAAAACGTCTGCATACTGGCAAGCCCGATCTCGCCGCGTTGTGCTGCCACGATCCAGTAATGCCTCGACAATCTCGTCACGTGTCATGTCAGCGCTTCCATGTGCGTAAGCCCTCGGCCCAGGCCGCACCTGGGTTGCCGAACAAGGCCAACGTTTCAGCCGGAAACGCTTGATCAAGTTTTCCCGCTGCCATGCACTCGGCGCTTGAGTAGTTGCGCGGCAGCACCGGAAAGGTCTCTTCGATACCAGCTACCAGGTCGAACGCCGGCGATCCCTCATCCAAGTCGAATTGCTCGCAGCGTGGGTTGAAGTTCAGGTTGAATGAGCCACGCACTAGCACCCGCCAGTCATCATTCCAGATGCGGGCGAGCTTGGCATGGTTGCGCAGGATGCGCACCTGGTCTTCTCCCCAGCGGTTGCGCCAGGCTTCGACAATCTCCCGGTTGCGCTTGTCCGCCGACTGATCAACAATCAACCGGGCTGAATGAATGTCAGGCCGAATCATCAGCGCCGTGAGAGTTGCGACTTCATACTCCGCAATCGCCCATGTCCAGATTGCCACGTGCCCGCCGCCAATCTCAGCAAGCACATACTGGATCACGTCGATCATGCTGAACTGGCCACGCGTCAGACCAAACAGACACATATCCGAACGCACTGGCCCAATGCACTGCGCCGCCGTTTTGAACGACTCGGCAGCCCGCATTGCGCGTTTACGCGCGAACGTCACCGACTGTGGCCCGTCGTTCATCCCGTCCCCTCCAGTGCGCGCCGCGGATCCTTGCCGCCAGGTGGCTCATCTCGCACCCGCTCGCGTGGCGTGCGATACACCTGCCGCGCCGCGCTGACCTCCGCCTTGACCCGGCTGCGGCTCGAGGGCGTCATGCCGAACTCGGCCGCCAGCTTGGTCATCTGATCCAGCGCCCGATTGCTGACCGCCAGCCACGGATTCTGCACCACGTTGCCCCCGCCGATCACCCGGCCCTCGTCGTCGAGGAGCTTCGTCGTCACGATGATCTCGCCGGACGGAGCCAGCATCCCCTCCGCTTTGCGCCAGCGGGCGTATGCCATGCAGTAGGACGCCAGCGCATCCCGGTCGATGGTAGATAATAGGCCCGCGTCATACAACTCCCGCGCCAGCCGTTTCCAGCACTTCGCCGCCTCGCCGTCGAGATGTTCCGGGCAGCGCGGCAGCACGCGGCGCGGCTTAGGGTACTGCGCCAGCGCCTTATCGGCCGCGTTCCCGTGCAGTACCCTCAACTCAATCGGCTTTGGCTTACGTCCGCGCATCGTCCCCTACCCTAGACCCAATTTCATACAGAGCAAAAACAGCC